CCGAACATCGAGTTTGATTCTGAGGATTTGGCTACCGTGTTACTGCTGGCGAGAAAGCAACAACAACGTGGCAGTTGAAAGCACCATTCAGATTTACGGCATCAAGGCGGCTCTAAAAGAGCTAAACACCATTGATGCCAAGTTGCGTCGTGAAGTGACCAAGGATTACAAGCAGATTGTGTCGAGTGTCGTGGCTGATGCAAAAGCGGCTATGCCTAGCCAAGCACCGTTGAGTGGTATGAATCGTGGCTGGAAAACCAAATCTGGCTTTGAGATTATTCCTAAAGATGGTTGGTCAACGGCTGCTGCACAAAAGATGTTGGCAGCCAAAATCAATACTAAAAAAATCAAAGAATTTCGTGGCACAAAAGTCAATGTCGGCACGTTCCGCATTGTGTGGACTGGCACGGCAAACACCATTTTTGACATTGCTGGACGTAAATCAAGTGGCACGTTTGTAGATCGGCTAAATGCCCGGTATGGGCGCGCCTCTCGAGTGTTGTGGCCTTCGTACGAAAAGAACCAATCGCAGGTTGAGCAAGAGATGATTGCGTTGTGTGAGCGTGTTATGCGTGAGGTCAATCGCAATCTCGTTATGGCTCCACAGAGTTCGTAGGATGTAGCAATGGCTGTCAACATACCCATCGTCTCAGAATTTGACTCGAAGGGCATCAAGAGCGCAATCAGTGAATTCAAGAGCCTCGAGGGCGCTGGCGCTAAAGCCCAGTTCGCCCTCAAGAAGGCTGCCATCCCGGCAGCTGCGGCTATCGGTGGGCTGGCTGTCGTTATCGGTGACGCAACCAAAGCCGCTATTGAGGACGCAAAAGCACAAGCCCTGCTCGCCCAGGCCATTACCAATAACACGCTGGCTGGGGAAGCCAACATCAAGGTCGCTGAGGCGTTTATTGAGTCCACGATGATGTCGGCGGCTGTGGCTGACGATGAGCTACGCCCAGCCCTCGCCTCGCTTGTCCAGGTGACCGGGGAGATGACTTCGGCGCAGGATGGCCTGACACTGGCCCTTGACATCGCAGCGGCCACTGGCGTTGATTTGGGCACGGCTACGGATGCCATCGCTAAGGCGTACGGTGGCAACACCAAGGCGCTGGGCACGTTGCTGCCCTCGGTACGCAGCCTTATCAAAGAAGGCGCGTCACTTGATGAGGTGTTTGCGGCTGTGGCTGGTACGGTCGGCGGATCAGCAGCTGTGGCTGCTAACAGCGCCGAGGGTCAAATGAAAAAACTGTCATTGACCATTGGCGAAACAAAAGAAGCACTCGGAGCAGCATTTTTGCCGATACTTGAACGAGTGCTACCAACCTTGCAACGATTCGCTACATACCTAAAAGACAACACGCAAATTATCATCGGTGCCATTGCGGTAGTCGGTTCATTGTCAGCAGCCATTTTGGCGCTCAATTTTGTAATGAATGCCAACCCATTTACATTGGTTGCAACAGCTCTAAACTTGTTGGTAGTTGGCTTTGTCGCGGCTTGGACCAAGAGCGAAACCTTCCGCAACGTGTTCTCCAAAGTAGCTAACGCAGTAATTGGCTACATGAATGGCATCCTTAACACGTGGGAGTTTGTCATCAACGGCATTATTTCAGGAATTAATTTGGTGATTCGTGGAATCAATTTGATAAAGCCAGGTTCGGACATTTCGTTTATTCCAGAGCTGTCAATCGGCAACATTCCAACGCTAAAGCCGGGCGGTGGTGGTGGCGGCCCAACAGAAGCTGCTGGCCCTGATCGAGTAGAGCGCATGATTCAAGTACCGAGCATCCCGGCTATTGCCCCGGTGACGTTGCCTGCCCCATCGGGTGGCGGTGGCGGTGGTAGTCGCGGTGGTGGTGGCGGTCAAATGACCGTGCAACCGTTTGACCCTTCGGTGTATGACCCTAAGAGCCGCTACTACGAAGTACCAGCCATGCTGGACGCGGCGTACGCCCCTAAGCAGGCTGTGTACAACGTGACCGTCAACAGCACCATTGCTGACGAGCGCCTCGGTGACACGATTGTGAACGCGTTGAAACAGTACAACCGTCGTAGCGGCCCACTTGACGTACAGATTGCATAACCATGGCTGCCAGCGTTGTCCAATCAGGTAGTTACCTGCTCGAGCTTGACACAGGCTTTGATTACAACTCGTTCAGGTTGGATGACGCAACTAAAGGCGTACTCAATAACACCACGTACGGCTTGGGGCCTCAAACTGGTTACGCAGACATTACCGAGTATGTGACCGAGGTTGCCTACAGGCGAGGTCGCCGCAACGTGGACGATCAGTTTGGTGCCGGGACGATGAGTTTCCGCATGACCGACGAAACAGGCATCCTTGGGCCGTATGACACTGCCAGCCCCTATTTTGACCCGAGCAACGACAAGCCTGGGCTTGCACCTATGCGTCGAGTCAGGCTGAGCCGATCATCGGAGTATCTGTTCGTCGGCTACGTCACGGCTTACAACTACGAGTTTGCTTTGGCTGGCCCTAACACGGTGGCTGTGCAATGCTCGGACGATTTCTATTTGTTGGCTCAGACGCAGATGGCTGCGTTCAACCCGAGTGCGGAAACCTCGGGAGAACGCATTGAGACTGTTCTAGCGTTGCCAGAGGTCAATTACACAGGCACCACGGCTATTGACGTGGGGACGGTCAACCTGGGTCACGACAGCTCATACACGCTCAATGCTGGGCAAAACACTTTGGGCTACATCACGCAAATCAACCAGGCTGAGCAGGGCCGCGTGTTTATGAGTCGGGCTGGCGTGTTCACGTTCCAGCCGCGTATCGGAGCCACGCTCAGCGGATCGGTCATTACGTTTGCCGATGACAACACCAACACACCGTATGACAACGTGGAAATTGAGTTTGACGCTGATGGCGTGCTGAATCGCGCTTACATTCAGGCGCTTGATGGCAAGAATGCACTGGCTCAGGATTTGACTAGTCAGGCCACGTACTTTATTCAGTCGCAGTCGATCACGAACAGCCTGTTGCATCAGCAAGGCGAAATTGACGCGCTTGCCGCCTATCTGTTGGAAGCGGAACCTGCCCCACGCTTTACGGCTGTTAGCACCAGCTTTGCCCTATTGGACAATGCTGAGCGTGCGTTGGCTGCCACTGTGGACATCGGAGACACGATTACGGTCACCAAGGACATCACCGGGCTGTCAACCATTACGTCCGAGCTGAGCATTGAAGGCATTGAGGGCAACATCAATTTTGCATCAGGCCATCGCATTACCTACTACACAGCCCCAACCACCATTGTGTTCCAGCTCATTTTGGATGACCCGGTGTACGGTCAACTTGATGGCACAAACGTATTAGGATGAGGTAACCATGGGCGCTAACGCACAGACAACTGTTCCAACATTTACGGCTGCACAGGTTCTGACTGCCGATCAGATGAACCAAAGCGCTCGAACTGGTGTGCCAGTGTTCGCAGATACCACAGCGCGTGACGCTGGCTTTGGTGGCACTGGTGAAAAAACACTTGCCGAAGGCCAATTGTGTTACGTGGAGAACTTGACCGGGATTGCACAATTGCAGTATTACGATGGCGCAGCTTGGGTCAGTTTTACTCCCGGCGGCATGGTGTTTTTGACTGGCGCAACCTTTACCACTGCAACATCATTCAGTTTGCCTAATGACACGTTCACAACGACATACACAAATTACAAAATCATCATCAACGTCACTGCGTTGACAGCCGATGCAGATTTCACCATGCGACTTCGAGCCGCAGGCAGCGACAACACCAATGGCACTTACGCAAACACGTGGGCCGGAGTAACATTGTCAGCAACTGCGTCAAACGTCGGGGATAACAACGGCACATCATTCAATGTTGGTGAACAAGAAGCATCATCAACCACAGAAATGCGCTACGGTCTGACTCTTGACATCCTCAGCCCCAAAGCCACTGCAACCACAAAAGTGCAAGGGCATTACTGTTACGTCAATAAAGCCGCAACGGATCAAATTGCGCGATTTGGCTCAGGCGTATTTAGGGCAACGACATCATTCGACAGTCTCAGCTTTATCAGTTCTGTTGCCTCAAGCATGACCGGAAACTATCGCGTGTACGGATACTTGGAAAGTTAGGAAACCATGAGCAAACCTATTATCCAAATTGGCACAGAACAGCGTGAAATGACTGACGCAGAGTTTGCCCAATGGCAAGCCGACAATGAAGCCCACGCAGCTCGTGAGGCCGCAGCAAAAGCACAAGCCGAGGCACGTGTCAGCGCCCT